TTTATATTGTTTAATATTACTTAATCTTAAATAACTACTAAAAGGCTCGCTTCCAAATAATGCTATTGCACCATTATCTTTAATAATTCTATTTAACTCTTTCCACATAGGCTCAAAAGGAATAACAGCATCCCATTTGCAAGCAGTAGTTCCGTAAGGTGGGTCTGTGATAATTGCATCTATGCTTTTATCAGGTATATCTTTCATTAGTTCTAAACAATCACCATGCAATAGATTAAGCATTTATCCTTCTCGCAGCAATGGTAATTAGATTGTCAAAGGCTAGTTCTAGCTTGTATGGATAGGCTAATGGCTTCTTAGCGTCTAGGTATCTTGCATATATAGCGTCTTGTTGTTCTTTAGGTAAGCTATGGATAATAGCGTCTATGGTGCGTATGTTAGCCATATCTTGAGCTGAACACATTTCCTCAAATACTTCGCTAGTTGACTCTCCCCCTGAAGAGAGTCCTATGCTTTTAGATGGATAACCTAGCTTATGATTATCCGATTTCATCCATAAAGACCAGTCTTGCATAATAGATAATAAGCGTTCCATACTAATCATATCTTGTTAGCGTATATGCTACGCTTTCTCCATAAGTTTCTTGTGTAGTCTTATGTTGTAGATTATGTTTAGCGTCATCTGCGTTATGACTTGTAACGCCTCTTATTTGTTCTGGTGTAAAGTTTACTGTATGTCCAAATATGGTTTGTAGTGGATGTGGCTGTGGAACGTAATAGTGCATTAGCCTATTTTGATTATCTTTATAAGCATGAATAACATTTGCATCTCTCATCTCTACAAGTATATTCTTTGTAATAGGATAGTTAGATTGTATATGTTTCGCTATTTGGTTTATTGTTCGTGGTTCTGTAAGATATTCTAATATCTTTTCTTTCACGATACATCTTTCACTTTGCAATGCCATTTCCTTTTGTCATCTTGATGCCAACCATGAACATGAATAGTCCAACCAGCTTCACGAACTGCACCTACGTTTTCATGGTCTGCTATCTTTTTACATCTAGCACTCATGTTACTTGCTGACGTTGTTTGTACTGCTAATACTTCTTTACCTTTTAAAGCTATAATGTCTATAAAACCAAAAAGGTCAATTCTTATCCTTGCAAAACTATTCCAGTACTCTACTACTTGAACAGTATATCCTTCTTCTCGTAATTTTTTAAGGCTTAATTGCGTAGGGCTAATCGTTGCCATTAAAACATCCTTATCTGTGCAGTTGCTTGATTAACTCTATCACAAGCTGCTTTATAATAATCTTCATCTAATTCACATCCTACTAAATCAAAATCTAAATTATTACAAGCAATAGCAATAGAACCTGAACCTAAATGTGTATCTAATATTGTTTGACCTTTTTCAGCATAATTACTTAATAACCATTCATACAGTTTAACAGGCTTTTGTGTTGGGTGAATTTTACCTATTGAATCTCCTTGTGCAGACCTAGCTCTTTGAAATATTTTTGCATTTTTATTAAAACTAGTCCAAGCCATTTCAAAAGCTGCAAAATCACTATTATAATCTAATTTATCCCAAACTAATATGCATCTAGTGTTTCCAAGATAATCAAGAAAATAATTTCCACCCCATATTATTTGATTTTTACTAACTCTTTTTAACTCATAAAAATATTTTTGTGGTGGAATAAATTTATCCCAATCTTTTGATTTATGAATACCTAAATCATTTGCTGAGCCTTTTCCCATTGTCATATTTGCTGCATCAATACCATAAGGTGGGTCAACAATAGCCAAGTCAAATGCTTTATCAGGCAAAGTAGCCATGTAAGCCATACAATCTATATTGTGTAATTCTGCCCTACCTATTTTATTCATCTTTAATATTGTCAAACTGATTGTCGTTAGGTTTAGATGTTCCTTGCTCTAAAGATTTAGGGTAGTGCAGCCCATCATTTCCGTTCTGCGAAATTAAATCTATACGAGAATACGACTTTTGAACCTCACCTGTAGATTTATTCAGTTGATATTCATATTCAAGTGTATGTGGTGATACATCATCACTTGGCTTCTTAGACCTAAATATCTTATCAAAGTTAGACTCAAATACTTCTCTATCTGTAAATGGTCTAGGTGCGCTTCCTTTACCCATTACCTTACCTCCAAATGATTATTAGTAAATAGCCAACCTATAGTTTTACGGTGAGCTTCTTCCCATGCAGCTATTCTATCATGTTTATCTAAACTTTTGTCATTATCTATCATATTATGACAGGTTACACAGAGGAATGCGATTCTAAAATCATGACTCTTGATTCCTGTTCCCTTACCATCACGTAATTGATTAGAGTGTGCAGATACTACAGTTCCGTCTTGTATAGAACACATCATACATGGTGCGCCATCTGCTAGTTTAAGTAGTTTAGGGTTTCTATAGTTCACTAATAGTCCCAACCCCAACCCATAGTCTGACCCCATACCTCTATCTGTTGTTGGTATTCTGTCATCTCACTTGTGGTTAGTTTAGTTGTTGACTTTATAAGCTCTACTGGCATACCTGCAATTTCTGTTTGATAACGTAAGAATTTATAACCCATAAGTTCGTGTATCTTATCTTTCTCAATTCCTAAATGTTGACCTATGCTTGAGTATAGCTCCCATAGTCTTTCGTTTTGTTCTAGGCTACGGTTTAGTTTAGCGTCTGTTACTGTTACTCTCCAACGCTTAGTAAAGTCAAGAGTTTTTAGTTTCTCGATTAGCATTGGTAAATTGTCTTTGGTTAATGCCCACTTTATCATCTCTCCATCCTTTCGTTTTAAATACTTGTCCGTCTTTAGAAGTTGCTTTGTATTCTATATCATTTCCAAATAGCTTTTTACATTCTTTTATAAAATCATTTATGGTCATGGACTCTCCTTGTATCGCAATCCTTTTGGATCAAACCAAAAATTAAAGTTACCTTCCCATTGTGCATTACGCTGCTTCTGAACAAAGACCTTGCAATCAGGAATAATCTTTAGTTCTTCTTCAGGTGTTTTACCAGCTTCCACTAACTTTTCTTTAGCTCTGTTACGCCATACACAAATAATATTATCGCATAAATTTCTGATATGTGAACTACCCATGATGTTTGTAGCATCTGGTATTTCATCCTCTGACTTCATCTTACGAGTATGAGCTACCAAAAAAATTGCAATGTTTAAATCACGTGACACAACTGCTAACTTATCTACGAATAGCTTTTGAGCTTCTAAAGACTCTTCAGATATATCACTCATCTTCATAAGACTGTCAATCACAAATACATCTACACCAAGAATATGTTTGCCATAGTATAGCGTTGCTATCATGTCTTGTGAAGTAGTTACACCTGTTTGATCGTAAATATATAACTTGTCTTTAGCTCTATCTGTCCACTTACGAATAAAATCATCTGTTGGTTCTGGTGAACCTAAAGTTTGTGTAATCATACGAGCTAATGTTAATACAGGTCTCATCTCTAAACTAGCTACTAGGCATTTAGTATTCTGTCTCATCATAGCTAATATGACTTGTGATAACCACATACTTTTACCATGACCTGATACACCGGTAAGAATGTTTACTTCCGAATTCCTAACACGAAACTTATCTTCCGTCTTAACCCAGCCAAGTGATTTACCACTATGAATTTCCTCACCAAAATACTTGACCAAATCATCAGCAAATATATCCGTACTTTTAACTTTAAACTCTGCATGACTAAACTCCTGTTCGTAGTAATCAGTAATGACTGACTGATTGACAGTTAGTTTATTTATTACTTCACCTATGTTCACTAAATACCACCTTCCCAAACTTTACGTTCTGTTGGCATTTCACCATCATTCCATCTTTCCTGGTTCAATAGCGTTAATGGAGCTGGTGAGAAACCATCTTTCCATGATTGAGTATCTTTCATTTTCTTTACATACCCTATCACTTCATCTGCTATAGCGTCAAGATTTTTATTAGCCCATCTTTCTAAACAAGTTTTCTTGTTGACTTTACGAACATTAGGATAGCTTTCCCAAAATTCATCAAACCTATTGGTCGTTTTAACGACATATATATCTTCTCTTTTCTTCTCTTCTCTTCTCTTCTCTATGCTAGCAGGTTGATAGTTTTCCTCTAGCCAACCTCTAGTAAATAGTTCATTTACTATTTTTTCAATAAAGTCAATAGGATAATGAAGTCTAAAAGCGATCTCATAGTTGTCAGGTAATATGCCATCACTTTCAGAACCAAGACACCATAACTCTACTAAAACAGCTTTTTGTTCGAAAGATAACTTATGTATCTCTATGTCATTAATATAATCCGTACCATAAAATTTAAACCATGTCATCTTTTTTTGATAACGTGGGTTTCTAGGCTTATAAAGGTTAAACTTCTCCCAATTCTTAATTCTCATATACTCTCCTTAAAATAAACATTCTTCGTATAATTCTGACATTGGCACGACTTTTGCTTTAGGCGTTCTAGGCAGAATATGGAGCTTGCAATTAGACCTATTCTCAAGAAACCATAACGCAGAAGCCTTGTTACTAAAGGCTCTTAGAGGTTTTCCATCAAATTCATCTAATATAATGTAACGCAATATCTCCATGGAGCAAAACATTACCACAATGTATTTCTATTTGCAAACTATTTTATTTCTAGTAATTTACTACAAAATACTTGACAAGTTATTTTAGGTCATTAAGATAACTATTGTAATTTTAACTAGGAGAGAAACATGAGTATTAAAACAATGATTATTACTGCAATAGCTTTTTGGGCTTACGTAGCTTTATGTATATGGGTTATGGGTAAGTTAGCAGGTGCAATATGAATAAATGGATATGGCTATTCCTTTTTGTATTTTGGGGGTATATAATATGGCGAATGGTTTAGAGCATATAGCAGATATACTTAAACGATTGAATGACGAACTTAAATTAGATAACGATAAATGGGAGAGAGCAAATGAGTCAACAACAACACTACGATCAAGTAATGATGCAACAACATCAACAAGAGGAGAGAGCAAAGATGAACTATAACGAACTACGTAAGATTAATGTATCAGATCATATTGAAAAAAAGAATGGTCTATCATATTTATCATGGGCTTGGGCTGTGGATACTCTTCTACAGCAAGACCCAACTGCAACATGGACTTATGGTGAACCTAAACAGTTCGGTGAAACACTTATGGTATTCTGCACAGTAAATGCGTTTGGTAAGTCTATGACATCTCAATTACCTGTGCTTAACTTTAGAAACCAAGCTATTCCTAATCCTGACGCTATGGCAGTTAATACAGCTATGCAACGTTGTTTAGCTAAGGCTATTGCATTACATGGTATTGGCTTATATATCTATAGTGGTGAGGATATTCCAGAGTCAGAACAACCAACTCTAAAAGCTGTATCTAGCAAGGACTTTCTATGATAGAACAACGCACAGATGAATGGTTTCAGCAGAGATTGGGAAAGGTAACAGCGAGTCGCATTAGTGATGTTATCGCCAAGACTAAAACAGGTGTATCTACATCACGTCAAAACTACCTTGTTCAATTAGTATCAGAACGTCTTACAGGCAAGAAAGGCGATAGCTTTGTCAATCAGGCTATGTTAGATGGGATTGAAAGGGAGGCTGCTGCTAGAGAGCTTTATATGCAATCTAAAGGGGTATCTGTAACAGAAGTAGGTTTCTTTGACCACCCTGTTATTAAGAATAGTGGTGCTAGTCCAGACGGAGCTGTAAATGCAGAAGAAGAAGGAAAGTATGCAGGTCTTATAGAGATTAAGTGTCCTATAGAAACAACCCATACTAATACGCTTATGAGTAAATCAGTTCCTAGCAAATACATACCACAGATGCAATGGCAATTAGCTTGTACTGGTGCTAAGTGGGTAGATTTTGTTAGCTATAATCCTAATTTCCCTGTAGAATTACAGCTCTTTGTTTCTAGGGTTGACAGGGATAATGATTATATTGCAGAACTAGAAGCTGAAGTGGTTAAGTTCTTAGACGAAGTAGATCAAACAATTTTAAAACTAAAGGGGTAATATATGGCTGAGTATGATAAAACAAACACGTTTACTTTAAACAAAAATGATAAAGGTGATAATCCTAAACGACCAGACTATAGAGGTAAGTTAAATGTAGATGGTATTGAATTTACTTTATCAGGATGGGTTAAAGAAGGTCCTAATGGTAAGTTCATTGCTGGTGCTGTAGCAATAGCGGAAGCTAAGGGTGAGGCTAGAAGTAAACCTGCTGTTGAAGGTGCAGATGAGGATGTTCCTTTCTAGGAGCATCCCCATTGCATAACAATTACTTGTTCATTACGTACATAGTAACTTCAAAGCCAAAACGCATTTCTGTTGCTGCTGGTGTTGTCCACATAGCTAGTCTCCTTTCTTTTAGATTTGTAATAGAATTATACGCTTATATGGGATTACTAGACACAAGAAAATCATGAAAGGACTATAATGGATATACACCATTTAGAACTAGATATAGCGTGTTATGCTACTGCTGTGTATCACGAAGTTAATACAAGAACATTGGAGGAAAAAATTGGAGTCATTAATGTTATACGGAATAGGGTTCGTGATGGTCGTTGGGGTAATTCTGTATGCTCTGTTACTTACTCTCATGGTCAGTTTATTGGGGTTACGGATGAAGGTCATAGAGAAGTTAATACTAGGGCGTATTTGGAAACTAAACTTTTGGTTATTGATACGATTATTTTTAATAAATATGCAAATCCGGTTGCAAATGCTTTATACTTCCATGATGATTCAATACCGCCTAAAAAGGTATGGTTTGGAAAACGGAAGAAAACACACATAGGAAGGATGGTATTTTACTAATGCAACAACATGATACGAAATTATGGTTAGCTAAAGTTCATAAAGATGTGATGGATGAAGCAAATATTAGACAAAAAATTGTAAGAGAAAATGAAGATTTAATATATGCTTTGGAATGGGTAATTGATGTATTTACAAATGGTGATCCTCAATGGCATGATGTTCCATGTATTGAGAACGCTAGAAAAGTGTTATACAAATGAAAGATAAAATATTAGGTTACCTGGTAGAAGAGTTTGATAATAATGGTGTTCTTGTATGGTCTGCGCTTATGCCATCTAAACCAACATCTTTAGAAATTGAAAAAGATATTAAGAATAAATTGCATAATTGGGTTATAACACCACTTGTTGCAGATACAAAAAATATCATTAAAGTCACTAACATTAAAAAATACGATAGTAAAAAATTAACGGAGGCTCATGGTGGACTCTAACCCACTTACACAAGAAGAGATTATAAAAGCGTATAAAGAAGCATTTGGAAATGGTAATGCTGTTTTAACACTTGACAGAATATTTAGATTTGCTAGGCTTATAGAAAAAGCTCATGGAGTAAAAGATGTACACTAAACTAGACGACCAAAGACAATCAAAGTTTATTATTAAATACATGGATGAACATCCTGGTTGCAGCATTAAAGAAATTGTGCAACAATGCGTAACCAATAGGACAAGGTTAAAGTATTTAGAAAGTCAAGGATACTTTAGCTTACCTAAATTAACACATCAAGATATATTAGATAGAAGATTTAAGAATAGACATTATGTATCTGTAGCTGTAGGAAGGGAGTATGGTAGATGGAACGAGCAGAAAAGATATTAGATGTAATTGTATGGTTGTTGATTATTAGTGGTATGGGTTGGTTCTTTTATGGGTGTTACGAAGTGATTGATTTATTTTTTATAAGGGGATGATATGCAGATAGAAGAAATTTTAAATGAAAGAGAAGAGCAGTATGGTAACTTTTTAAATAGATCTAAAATATCACAAGACTTTAAAGCTCTTATTCATAATGGAGAGTCTTATCGCTTGTTAAAAGCAGATCAAAAAGAAGCGTTAGAAATGATTGCAACTAAAATGGGTAGAATTGTAAATGGTGACCCTGATTATCTTGACTCATGGTTAGACATTCAAGGTTATTGTCAATTAGTTATTGATAGAGTTCGTAAAGATAAGATTGATTTAGATAATGCTATTGATATGTATGTGGTAGAAGGTGTACCTAAAGAAACTGCTGTTCAATTACAAAGGAGTGATGATGAGTAAAATCTATTGGATATTTGGACTTACAATGGTTGCATTAGCTATATGGGGAACTGAAAAAGCTATGGGTCAAACTACTACGATATTAGCACCTGATGGCTCTGTAACAGTATGCCAAGTGCATCCTAATGGTACTGTAATCTGCGTTTAATCGTCTAGCGGTGTAAGCTCTCCATACAAGGATAACTCCTCACCGCTTATCTCTATAATAGAGTCATCATCTAATTGGATGACAATAGTACTATCGCCATGTAGTGCTTCACAAGATACAATCATTTTACCTAACATGTGATTGCAGATAGTTTCTACTTCTGACCTTTGCATAATCAATCCTATATTTTGACGAATTTTTCTGATTTGTCTGTGGTTAATTTTTTGTTTCCTCTAAACCAAGAACCGCAATCTTGACATTGGAATCTTGGATATTTTCCAGCAGTTAATACTGCATAACCACGTTGTTGAACTTTATGACTTGCACAACTTGGACATACTCTTTCTTCTGAGAAGTGATTGTGATTAGGATGATTACTTATCCAACCTTTAAACTTATCATATACCTTCTCTAATAATACAACATCATTTCTATTGTATTCTTCCATGCGTTTCCATGCTGATCTATCGTTATTCATAACTTTAAGCCATAGCTCATGACCTTCATGTGCTGTCTTTTTACCAAGACCTAAACGCTGTGCAATGTAGTCTAGTTTGTTAGAAACAAATCTAAATTTACTACGAGATGTTTGTAGTAAGTCTATGTGTTTAGCTGGGCTAGGAGGTGGCATACCAGCTTCTAGGAACTCTTTATTAAGCATAGGTATATCAAACCTATTGCCATTATAGTGAACGATTGCGTCTGCTTCATCCATGAGTTTATGGATAGACTTTAGCATTGCTTTACGATCTGTTTTATATACAGAGTCAAACATAATCTTTTTTTCACCATACCATTTAGCTGCATAGCATAGTGTGTAAGATGATTCTAGGAGTTGATTAAGCGCAATGTTCTGCTGCCAAATTCCCCAGACCGTTGCTAAATTAGGTGCGCATTCTATATCTAAAAGTAGTATCTTCAAGTAACTCTCCTAGTGTTGAGATACTTTATTATACACTAAATACATGATAATCAATAAGAAAACATATTTAAAATGCGTAATAGCACAAAGAATATCGCAGATAAGATAATCTAACATATAATTATTTTTGCTGTCTTAGCTTTTTTTAGTTTCTCAAAAAACTTCTTATAAGCTGATTTAGAATTACCGATAAAGTCACCACCTGACCATGTAGTGCCAAGTAATATACATCCTTCTGTATGTGCTGAAGTATTGCCTGAATGGATACGAACACCTGTGAAGTTAGGAACATCTAGTATATGTGGCATATCTTGTTTAAAGCGTACAGATGCGTCTATAATGACTTTGTATTCACCGGTAGGTATAGCAGTCTTACCTATCACTTTACTGCCATTTCTGACTACATCTTCTAGTGTATAACATTCATATACACCATCTATGTATAATTTTCCTATCGTGTGTGTATCTTTAAATTCAAACCTTTTTACTTCAATTAACATTCTTGTCAATGTAGTTAAGTGCTTGAGTTAAGTACTGCATAGCATACATAAATAAAATAGAGAATCCCATAGCTACGAATAGCAATGAAACAACTAATAATTTAAGTATAGCTAAACCGATAAAGTTTAGTATGTCTAAGACTATCATTTCTTTTTAATGTAGAATAAACTACGTTCCCCAAAGAGATAGAAACCAACTGCACTAGCAAAGTTATCTACTTCTTGTGTTGCAATACCTTGTAAGTGCATAGTTGCCCATGTTGCTAATACTAATAAACCTATAGCTGGTCGCATGAGTCTTACAATAGCTTCTACCCATGGATAAGATGGATTACCACCACCAGCTTCATTCATAACCTTAAAGAACTCTAGGTCAATCTGTTTCATTTGAGCATATTGTTCTATGGTAGCAGGTTTGAATTGGTCAGGTGCTACAAATCTGTTTATAAGTGATTTACCTAAATCTACTGCTAATGGTCCTAATGCTGCTAGTATAGTAATTGGGTCTATGATAATACTCCTTATAGTTCTTTAGGATCGTAGCCAAGTGTGTTAGCTACTCTCTTTTGTAGTTTTGAAAATAAACCTCTATGTGTGGCATACTTCTCTGTTTTAGGCGATTCTAAATAGCATATCATGTGTATGATTTCATGGCACAAGGTCTTTATTACTGTATCTAAATGACCGCACTTAGCTGTGCTTATAGTAATCACATGAGGTTCACCTGCTTCAGGTGGCTCATATTGTCCACATATACTGTGGTCATGGACTACTACAAAATCTACTTTATTTGCCGGTGGTAGTTTATATTCGTCAAATACAGGAAACTCTATAAGTGCTGAATATAGATTAGCTATGTTATTTTCAGTAATAAATGTCATAGTGTAGAACGTGGTTTAAATAGTTGTGGGTTATATACTGCTGTTGCATCTATCTCTGGAAAGTAAATTAATACTGCTTCCATGTGATTAACTTCTTCTTTTTTCCAGCAACCTTCGTGATTAGCTTTACCTTTATCTGTGGCATACGCAGCATAAGGATATCCACGTAAACCCATTTTAGTAAATGTACATTCTTCTAGTGTTAATACTACTTCACCTGCTTCAGTAGCCATTGACATTTCCTTTGGCAACTCTTTTCCATCTGCATAGTCATATAAAAACAACCATAGCAATACTAAAGTAACTGCCATCAGAAAGTTTTTCATATTATTTTCCTAACAAGTTGTGCATAAAGAACGTAGCTAAACCACCTAAAAATGATGCTATAGTCATACCAGCCCAGAATCCACCTCTACCACGATTTGCTAATGCTAGAAGTTCATCCATACCTTGTTCTAATTTGTCAATCTTTTTTTCCATTTGCTCAACTTGAGCTACAAGTTGTCCATATTTGAATGGGTCAATATCACTCATTCTAAAATCCTTTACTCTTGAACGTTAAGTAAGCCTTGATATGGCACAAAAGGTGCTGTTCTTGGCGTATATTGTGGAGTTGCAAGTAGTCTTTGACCTTGTGGTGTCATTAAACCATATCTAGCACCAAGTCTTGCAGGAGCTAAAAGTGATAATGCAGGAACACCAGTCATAATATCAACACCAGCTCCAGCTCCAGCACCGTATAAATCTAATGCTGAAAATGGTGCAGGTGCTTCTGCAACTACTTTAGTTGTCTTGGGAAATGCTTTAGCAAACTTACCTACTAAAGCTAATTCGTCTGTAATAGGAACACCCTTGTCTAATTCTTTAGCTATTTTCTTAGCATCTACAGTTCCTGTTTGTGGATTTAATGCTTTTTCTACTGTAAATGTTTTAGCAATATATCTTCTTGCATCTCTAAACTGATTGATAAGTTCAGGTTGACCTAATTTAACAACATGGTTTTCAATAGCTTTTTCTAATTTATCTGCTTCAGCTAAATATCTATTACCACGTGCTACTTCTTTAGGATTAGGTTTCATAATGTTAGTACCTGATCTTAAATAAGCACTACCATCACTACGTAACTCTTTTAGCTTTTGAATAGCTGTTGCAGCGTCTATAGTATATGTATCAGAAGTATCTTGCATCAGAGCATTTTTACCACCTGTTACTTTATTAATACCTGTGACGATATTAGAGAAAGGATTTTTATTACCTAAACTAATAGTTCCTGTTTCAGCAATAGCTTCATAAGCAGGATATACAGATGTTCTAGCATTTTCTAATACTTCTGTTGTTAGTGGTGCATCTTCAGGTAAGTCCAAATATCTCTTAGTAAGATTATTTGTTACTTGTTGATTTCTAGCACTTGCTAACTCTTCTGTTTTAAATTTACCAGAAACACCTTCTAGGAAACGACCTGCTTTTCTACCACCTACATCTGTAGGTAATGCTACATAACCAGCATCTCTACCTAATTTTAATGTTTCATCTCTATTAGCATTTTGTACTTGCTGAGTAGATGGTCCAATAGCTTGAGGTCTTACAAGTCCTGCACCTGCTAAACCACCACCTAAACCAGCTAAAGTTTGTGCAACTGCTCCACCACCTAACTCTTGTGCTGTTGCTTGTCCTAAACCACCACCGGTAGCTGCTGCTGCTTGTGTAGGTGCATTTGCAGTAAATGCTTGTTGAATAGTTTGACCTAATTGTGATACAGGTTTAAATGCTTGTGCAACACCTGCTGTGCCTAATGTACTTGCTAATGCTCTTGATGGACCTGCTACCATTCTTTCTAAACCTGTTGCTGGTTTAGGTAAGTTTAATGTTTCAGCAAGTGGTCTTGCTTGTAAACTTTCAGGTAATACAAGGTTTAATGCACCACGAACAGGTGAAGCTAATACGTCAGCAGCTTCTGTTAGATAACGACCTGTTAATCCTAATTGTCTTTGTAATCTATCAGTAACAGGAGGTAATGCAGGAGCTGGTGCTTCTTTCTTAACACCTAAATAGGCATCAGGGTCAAAACCTTGAGTAATACCTAAGTATTCATCAGGATTAAATTCTGCCATGTTATAGTCCTAGTCTTTGTTTTATTTGAGCTGCTCTTGGGTCTGTAGCATTAGCATTAGCCCAATCTAAAGCCTGTTTATCTTGTGCAGATAATTCTTTAGCTTTTGGTGCAACACTACCACCACCTTCTTTTGTCATACGTAATACGTCTTGTTCTGCTTGCGCCCTAGCACGTTCTTTTTGTGCAATAATACTTGGATCAGTTTCACCAAATCTAGGGAAGAATGTTTCTATATTTTTTCTTACTTCGTCTTTAGTTGCAGCAGCACCTGTTTTAATACGTAAGAATGATTCAGCCCATTGCTCTTGAATTTGTTTTGCACGTTGAGCTTGTTGTCCAGCTAAACCTCTTAATGGTGTACCTGCTAAATTAACTGCTGTTTGTGCTAATGGACTAGATGGATCAAAACCTTCTTGTTGTAATCTTCTTAACTCATCACTTGCATTAGTCATTTGGCTAAAGAATGTTGCAGCTTTAGCTTGTGATTCTGTAGCTGCTTTTTCTGCTTTAGGTTTAATTTGTGGATTAGTAACAATATTACCTTGTAAATCTTTAATAGGTAATCCTGGTACTTTTGGTACAAATATCCAATTACCATTTACATCTTGTTGAGCTGCTTCATAATTTTGAGTAGCTTTTATAGATTCTTGTTTTGGTTGTAAATCTTCAAAATTACCTGACTTTTGGAATTTTGCTAATGACTTAGGTGTATAGTCAGATGTATTAATTTTACCAAATGGGCTTTCACCTTTTTCCATAGCAGAGATTTGTTTAAGATCACCTAAATTACCTGATAATTGATATGCAGCTAATGATTCAGGTGTAAATTTAGTAGGATCAATATTACCAATATTAGTGCCACGTTCTGTAGATATAGGAACTAACTTGCCATAATCTTTTGTTTTTTGAAACTCAGAAATAGATTCAGGTGTAAATTTAGCAATATCAATAGTGCCAAATGGATCATTTCTACCTGCTAATAATTGTTGTCTATATAAGTTATTTAATGCAGTATCTACTGTGTTTTGAGATGAACCCATACCACCAATATATGCTTTAGCTAGATATGGTAATGCACTACCTGCATTTAAGTTTTTAGGTGTTGCAAGATAATTAGCAGCAGTTCCAATAATACCTGAAACCAATGCTTGATTACGTAGTTTTTCTTCTTGTTGTGGGTCTAAAATACCTGTAGGAATTGGTGTTCCAAAGATATTAATACCACCTAAATAGTCTTGTAATGCCATGATTTATCCTATGTAAATTGGTTTTTTTGGTAATTGTGCCATGCTGTTAAATTGTGGAATAGGAGCTGCACCTTGTTGACCCATAAGTTGTTGTGCGCTTAACATTGGAGATGGTTGTAATGGAGCTTGTGATTGATTCATAGCACCATAAGTATCTAGTGCTAATTTGCCATATCCTAATGGATTGCTCATAAGAACATCACCTGGCATAATCTTGCTACCTAAAGAACTTAATCCTGTGCCTATTTGAGATAATGCACTACCACCACCTGTATATAATGGCATACCAGATGTAGCACCTGCAAAGTATGATGGGTTTAAATATGTGCCTGTAGCTGGATTAAATACAAGTTCTGTACCAATGCTTCCTGGAACTGCGCTACCTGTTGTAGCTCCACCAGCACCACCTACAAGACCACCTAAATAGCTACCACCACCACCTAATACACCACCTAATGCTGCATTTTGTAGAGAAGAGCCTAGGCTTTTACCTCTTAATAAAGATGTACCACCGCCTACACCAGCTCCTACCATTGCTGCTGTTACTGGATCACTCATTATCTGCCTACCTTTCCTACTACATAGCAGATTGGTTCTAAGATAGCACGATAAATCATGCCATAAACATCACGTTTTTTACCTCTTTTTTGTTTCCATATATCAGCAGTACGGTGTCTTGCGATATGCTCTAAAACACCCCTTAAAATGCGTTGTAGGGTATTCTTTTCACCTGCTTTGTAAGCATAGTTTACTAATGGTAAGAATAGAGTGTGATAACCTTTTTCGTATGCTGGGTCTAAGTCTTTAGATTGTGCTAACCAAATAGCATTACGGAAGCTACCAAAGCCATATTCAGCATTCATAGCTGTACATACAATCTTACCACCACCACTAGATGTTGTTTCTGATCTTGTAGTTAATGGTTGACCTGCTACGGTAGATGTAAATTGTGCAAGTCTTTGGTATGGTAAGTTTTGTTGGAAGTTAAAGCGATCAAGTTCTGCTTGTAGGGCTTGTTGAGCATAGTTCTCACGTGCTTGACCAGTTTGTAATAGTTGATTAATAGGTTGATAAGCTGCTTGTGCCATAGTAGGAGCATTTCTAGCTGCTTGTTCTTGGAAGCCACGTTCTGCTGCATAATTTTGATATGCTGCTTGACCTGCTTGGTTTGCTAAAGCATTAGCTAGATTTTGTTGTGATAATGACTCTAATTGTGTTTGTGCACCTGAACCATAACGACCTGCTTGAGCTGCATTGCTACGTGTAGAACCAATAGCTTGTTGATATGCTTGTGTAGCTGCTTCTTGTCCTGGTCTTAATGCTGCTGCAAGATATGGATTAGCACCTAAGTATGAACCACCTATAGCACCTTGTTGTTGTGCTAGAGCTTGGTTAATAAGTGGGCTACCAGCTCTTGCTTGTTGTTCTGCCATAGTAAGTGCTGCTTCTGTTTGTGCAGATGGACTGACGTATGTTTGACCAGCGTAATATTGTGGTGTGTATGTTTCATATAGTTTTTGAGCTTCTGATAAACCTTTTTCAACATAAGGTCTCATAGACGGATCAATACCAGAAGTCGTAGTTTGTGACTGACCGCCACCTCCACCACCACCATAGAATGTAAAGTAATCACCTAATGCAGGTAATAACCATTTAAAATTCAGTAATTTCATATTTCTTCCTTAAAGTGTAAATTCCCATGTTGAAGGTTTTAAACCCATTTTGATAGCTTTTCTATCCCAACCACGTCTTTGAGATGTAAAAGTAATTTTTGTTTTACTGCCTTGTTTTGCTATTGCTTGAATTTCTTGCCATGCTTGTTGAAGTAAATCTTCATCATTGATAGATGACCATGCTGCCCATACATGAAGTGCATTTCCTATAGGCTGTAATACTACAAAACCATAAGGTTGATTGTTAGTGATTGCTAAAAATGCCATAGATCGTTGTTCGTAACAATCACAATAGACATCTTCTACAATCCATTCAGGACTGCCTTTACTTCTTATAATCTCTAAACCATGCTTTATAAACTGCCAATTAGCACGTAATTGGTCTTTAGGTATATAATGTAGAATCATCCTACTATTATATAACGATATACCTTATTCGTGCCTGTATTTGCAGGATGACTAATGGTTGCAGTACCTTGAGATTGTGAGCTAATGTAAGGTTCTGTAAATAAGTTTGTAGTGAATGAATTAGCACTTAAATACTGAATAGTTACAATAGCACTAGGTGTTACAGGTCTAGTAGGATTACTTTGTGCTGCAATATGTTCTATGATAACTGCTGTAGAAGTAGTAGCCCATGCTAAACTTACATAATCATTTTTAGCGAGTTCTATGTTAAAGTTTAATGCTGCAATCACATGACCTTTAACGCTACCATGTTTACTGTCTATAGAAAACTTACTATTAGAACCTGCAACATCTGATCCATTTTTTCTAAGCCATATATCTACATCTTGTATTTGTGAATCATCATTAGCTAATTGAATACTAAACTGCACATTATAAAGTCCAGAATAATCTACTTTTACTTTATAACTATCTACAAGACTTGTGCCTAAAGAATAGTCTGTAGTATTAAGTGTAATATCGCCTGTAGCTGTAATTGTAGCTAAACTTTGATCTGTAGTATCTTGGAAAGCACCGTATGGGAAGTATGTACTAGCTGCTGTTTGTGATATAGGTTCTAACCCAATATATGAGTTATATCCTATACGTTCATCATTAATAGTAGTAGATACTGCACCACTAGCGACTAATGTAATTGTGCCGGTATTGTTAGACTTACCTTCTACAAGATTGTTTACAATTTCTGCTACACTTCTTGCATCACCACCTGTCCAAGGTAGTTTACGGTACATATCACTACGTGCCATTATCTTGTTCCTTGTTCAGAGTATTCTATATCCATTCCAATTGCAGAGAACCAGTTAGCACCTGTAGGTGTTAAAGATACTCTATGATAACGACCTGCACTTCTTACAGAACATCTATCTTCTTGATCTGTAGTTTTAGATGTAGAGTATGTAATAGTATCATCTAGCATCTTACGACTTGCTATTTGTATAGTAGCTGATCCATTATCTACAGATGGTCTAATAAGTGTCACTACAGAGTTATAACCATATTCTAGGTCATTAGTAGTTAAATTAGCTGTAGCATAAGTTCCTGTAAATGTAACAATTTTAGCATCACGAACACCACCAAATAAGAATTTACCACCTTTATAAAGTCTATCATCCATAGTTGTTACAAGTGTGTCTATTGTTTTAGCTGCTGCTGTACTTGCTGCCATATCTATAGCAACACCTGTGCCAGTACCTACACCTGTAGCTGTAAATAATACGCCTACTGTGTTAGCAACTGCACCTATAAGTGTAAAGTCTGTAGTGCCTACTGTTCTAATTGTATATGATTTACCTGATACAAAAGAACCTGCTGATATATTGTAAGCAGAATCTAGTGCATCTAAAGATGTGCCTGAAGTAGCTAATGTAGAAACGTAATCTACATCTGTATCTGCTTCACACCATTTTTTAGTTTCATAGTTATAAATAAGTAATGAACGACCACCTGATACGTTAGTATAGTTCCAAATAACAAGGTTACGTTCAGGATCAACTGCTGCTGATATAGAGTCAATATCGCCAATGTTAGCATTAGAGTAAAAGTATCTATCTACCTTTTCTGCACCAATACCAATGACATTTTGACCATCACAAGAATAGAATCCATCATCTGATAAGAAGTATGTAATACCACCATATTGTGCTACAGAACCACCTTCTATACAACCAATGTTTCTTGAAATCGTGTCAAATTGGAAGAATAATGGTGAGCCAATATATGACATGCGGACAATGGCTTTTTCTAAGAATACAATACCAAATTCACCACCTGTAATTGAAGTTATATCACCGCCATCGGGCAAATCTTGATAGTCACTTTGTGATGCAGCACCTGCTGTCCAATCGGTAGGGTCATTAATATCTGACCATTGAACTCTTGTAGGATATGTACCTGCACCTATATTAGCTCCTACTACAAAGTCACGAACTACTGTGACGTATTTAGCAACTGGAGCTGCTGCAGCTAAGTCTGCAAACAATGATGATGAGTTTACATCATAATATTGTATCTTTTCAGAACCATTAGCAGCAAGTGCATAGTTACCAAACTGAACAAATTGCCATCTGTTAATACCTGTATAACCACCTGATTTAGATACGTCATCTAATGTTAAGTCTGAACTATCTAGTTTATATAGTTTAGTAAGACCACCTGCAAATACAGATACATCATTGTCTACTTTAACAGCATATACGTTAGTTAAATCTTCAGATGCACTACCTGAATAGTTTACTGCTGACTTAAATGGACCATATCCTACAGCTAATGGAATAACATTATTAGCTTCTGATACTGCGTCTAGGATAGATGGTTGGTCAGGTAACCAATCTTTAAAAGCTATGCGTTGTATAGGCATATTAAGCCTTCATAATATAGCAAAGTGCATAGTATGGAGGCAAGTTAGCATTAGTGCCACTTGATCCTGTTGTACTATTTGCTACTGTGATGCCTGTGGTTGCTGAAGATGTGCTGCCATTATCAGTACTTATACCTGCATTTGCATTAATATTTTGACCACCACTTTGAACTTTTACTCCACCATGAGTATGACCAGGATCAGTTACTGTTGCAGTATGGGTATGGCTAACTACGATAGCGTCTGCACTACCACCAGTAGCATTTACAGCATATGTTGAACCTGCACCTACTACAAAACGATTACGTAAGTCAGGTGTAGAATTTGTACCATCACATAATAACCAACCAGTAGGAATAGATGCAGATGATCCTGACCATATAATAATACCACCACTAGGAATAGCACTTCCCCATGTAGGAGTTGTGCTACCACCTGCTGATAATAATACTTGACCTGAAGCTCCTGCAGTTCCGTCTAATTGAAATGCACCTGTTACATTTAAAGTGCCAGATGATAATACTTGACCTGAAGCTACTAATGTACCTGCTACTGTAAATGGATCGCCACTTGTTCCTGCTTGTTGGTCTTTAAGTAAAGCCATAAGAGAACGTATAGCATTGTTTACGTTA